AAGGAAAGCTTTTTTTACAGACGTGTATTTGAAGCGTACTAAGATGGGCGAGGTGATACAATTCCTTATTATTGGCGTCACCCATTCTGCACAGAAGTATTAGATCCAAGTGCTCGTTTGCTGGATTTTTACGTTACTGATAAAATTCAATAATCGGACGGATCGGACGGATCGGGTGAATAAATAGTATCCATCTAGAGTATACAATGGATACTATTAAAAAAAATGTTGAAGAAATTGCGGTAATTGTGATATCTGGTTTTCGGCGCATATTTATGCCTTTCTTTGATAAATATTCTGGTTTTTACCAATATATCAATTATATATTTTATTTCACATACGCGATCGTCTTATTTGGAATTTACCATACTACACCAGAATCAATTCCCCTACTACGAAATACTATTTTATACATCGCAGTAATCATATTAATTTTGCGTTTTAATCAACTATCTTGGAACAACCCTAAGTTCGCAATTTTAGGCGGTAATAAATTTAGCGAATTTGATCGAAAGCTCATTTTCTCGTTATGCACATTTATTTTATTCTCACACATTGTTAGCGAAGCTGTTGCTAATTATGCGAAAGAACATATTAACCGCACCATAACACAGCCTGTTAGTAAAACGTTGATTCAGCCTATTTACCAGTATATTGATACTTCCGGTGCAGTAGATAAAATACCTGCTCTTAAAAATATAGTTCAAGGTAAAAAACAAGACGATAGTACTGGTGCTGGTGTTGGTGTTGGTGCTGGTGCTGGGGCTGGGGCTGGTGCTGGTGCTGGGGCTGGTGCTGGCGGCAGCAGCAGAATGACTGTCCCTGTCGATATGTCTATGTTGGCGCCGACGAATGAAATACAAACAGGTCCTACTGTTATTTCGCCGCCTCTCGAATCATTCTCATCTACATTTTCATTATTCGAACCATCATCATCAGCATAATCAGCATCAGCAGCATCTCTAAATGTGGTCTAGTATAATACTTCGAAGAATATAACCCGTGAGCATAAAAAATTGAATTGTTTTAATCACATATGTTATTGTTACCGATATAGAAAATCAGTTGTTTCATTTATTTCATATGTCGTTGCACACGAATTATTTTCCGGATCCAGATCACGAATCAGACATTTCTGTACCGCAGGCATCAGATGCGAACAAAATGCAACATAATATGGATGTCTTGATGGATGTACTTGAAAACAATAAAGAACTAATGCCCGAAGGCGACTATTTACGCGGAATGAATGCGCTTGGAACAATTCACCGCGTGAACAATAAACACGCCGTAAACAACACATCACGGTACAGAACACAAGAAGATGTTTTCGAAGATGACTATTCAAGAGACCTGATATACAACCTTGCGAACGACATACTTGGCGAACTTAGAGGAATTCAATTGTCCGATGACGAACGAATTGTCGAACCCGATGAAGAATACGCGTTAATTATACAGATTATGGAATATCGCCCAGAAGAAGGACGCCCTGGTTACGGAGTATCTCCCATCATTATACACCACGCAATACAATTCATATATCAACGAATGATGTCCGATATGATCGACGAATTGAAACATATTCGTCCTGTGGTTTGTGAATGTGGATGGCGCGGTGTTCAAGCAAATTGGACCCGTCATACAAAAAATCAGAGACATATCCGTTGGATCGCAAGCATAAGTACCAATACCGATGCATCGTGTGCCGGCGTCGGTGCGCCCGATTCTACGTCTGTAACAAAGAGTGACGTTGATAATTTAATTATATTTCTAGATTCATCTCCCCGCTACTATGACCATTCATTATGAACAAATAATATTATCAAAAAAAATATTATTATTTATTATTTTTATTCACATTATTGCTTCATTTTTCGCGTTTTTACTCGTTTATTCGCAATAAACTCTTTTTTAAACGCAGATAAAGCTGAATCTTTATTTATATCAAACACGCGTGGTTTTATACGTCTCGACTCGCCATCACGTAATTTACGAGTTTTATTATTATTCTGAGGCGTCGAAACATTCATATTTGGTCTATTTTCCTTAAAAAACATCTGTAAATGATATAATATATACTTGCTGATAATCTCGTCTATTTCTCTCGGATTTATTTTGCTTATTACCTTCTTAGCATCATATTTACTCGCCTTGATGTGCCGCAATAATACGTTATTCATCTCAATTAACGAAATTTGCTTATGAACTTGTCGGTTATTATTCGCAACAGTCATATACTTACCACTGGCTGTTAAACACGGCAATGATGCATAATGCTGGTCATACAGCTTACTATTAATAAACCGCGTTATTAATTGTTCAAACGGTATATATGAATGATAACTCTGTAACTTAATATAATAGACCTTTTCGTCCACCATCTTTTGATGAAGTAAGTCATCGATGAAACATATTTCTACATTTGACGATATACGTGAACATCTCAAAAAATCATTTACTGTTTTATCCGTTGTTAGTCTTTGGATTCGATCTTGATCATTATTCTTCGAATATACCACATTAAAACCACCGATAATTCTATCAAAAAATAACGAATCAAATTCATTACCACTCGATGACCCATTTATCGAACTAATATTAGAATTATACTGTACTAGTTTGTGTTCTAGATATGCGCGTATATGTTGTACCCATTTAGCAGGTCCTTGGTTATTTGTATATATCATAACTTTACTACAAACCCCACTTTCCTTTTTCTTTCGAATGTAATCTAATATTCGCACAATGCTTGTACGAAATACCTCTGGATATAAATCTATCAGCTCATTAAAATGTGTATAACCTAATGTTGCGTTATTATAAAACTCAATTAATGTATCAAAAAATATTCCAAATTGAGCAAAACAACCTAATGTTTCATCTAAATCAAATACAACAACTTTAGGTTTCTTATCTGGTATAATTATCGCATTCGACGACATATTATCCCACAATTATATTATAATGATATTATTATATTCAATTATTATAGATACTGTTTGTGCGTGATATATGAATATTCATCCTGTACTACATTCAGAAAACGATATTGTTTCTGAATACGTCGATAATGATATTGATGAAGATATGAAATTAACACGCGATGATTATATCAAACTACTTCATCATTATCAACAAAATGAAAATCACCCTAAAAAACGCAATAAAAATCCCAGCACAATTAATACTCTATCATTTACGGAATTGAAGGATAAAGCACACACTATTCTAGGTCGTAAGTTCTGTACGTGTATAAGTCCTACCGATGTTCAATCTAAAAATGGACCCAAACGTAAAAATATCCTCCTCTCCAAAAAACGTATTTCCTATTGCACAAATAGTATATTTAATAATCGTGGATTAAAACGTCACGGTTTCAATTGTCGTAATCGAACTCATAAACTCACACAAACAGTTACTAAAACACAGAAAGATTTACTATTATAGTTTTACATCTGAAACATACTCCACTGCACGTAATATCATAAGCTCTTCTTTACTTAACCTCTGAAACATCACATTCAATTCAAATTTAATCTGATATACGAAGCCCTTTACTGTTCGTATTGTGACCTGGTGTAAACCGTCATCAATATTCTGCTTTATATTAAAAATCGTTCCGCCAAGAGTCAAATATGGTTTCTGCGAGAGAGACTTTAACGGTATCCATCGAAGTAACTGTCCGTGGCGCAAATCTTGCGGTCGTTCAATAACTCTGTACATCTGTAATTTGCGAGCAAACTCTTCGTATTTTTCAAGAGGAAGGTCTAATGACGAGAGAATTTCTAGTCTTCGATCTTCTATTTCTTTAAACGTCGAATTTGCTATTGTCGCATTCTCGTTTTTAGACATTGCAGATAATATAGCATTCACATCAAGTGGAAATGTTGGTTCATCTAACACCGAACCCAGTAAATCTTCGTCTGAATCCACTGCATAATCACTATCTTGAGGTTGATATTTATTGTTGTTCCCGTTATTCGTAGTATAACTACTGTTGATATGATTTGTCTTTCTTTCTGTATCTATTTCTGTACCGGTACCTGTCTCTGTCTCTGTCTCTGTGTCCGTATCCGTATCTTCTTCGTTATATGTATCCGACGTATCACTTTCATCACTACCCCCATCATCTAGTATACTATTACTACGTTTTCTACTACGTCGTTTCGGCTCCGGAGTTGGACGCATATACTCCAAATTAATCAAAACTGTCTTCTTTTTTGTTGTAGCTGTATTCATTGACTCCATATTTGCTTTATATAATCTAATTACTATTATTTATATTATATATTATATTCATTATTATATACATTACGCGAATATTCAGTTGTATTCATAGCCACACTGTAATTTCCCGCTAAATATAGCATTTTCATTTTTAAAAATGGATTTTCAGTAACAAATCGCAAAAACAGCCGTTTTTTACGTCCCTACCCTCCCAAAAAGGTCAAAAAACGGGTTTTAGCCCGATAACGCTCACAAAAGTGAAAAAAAGGGTCATTTTCTTATGGTCACACCCCGCAGCCGCAAAACGCGTTTTAAAAGTAAAATTGCAAAAGTCGTTTTTGGACATTTATTTTTGTCCACCAAAAATCGATCGGAAATTGTGAGCATAAGTAGCCGTCGTGTATTTTGTACTGTGACTGATTACCGTAACAAAGTCGCCGAAAGTCAAAATGCGCATTTTTGCACACTTGTTTTTGACCGTTTTTGGTCATTTTGGGGGTGTTTTAGGGCAAATTGTGACTGTAAAACCACTTTTTAAGGTGCCGTGGCTACCTACAAACCATTCTTTGGGGTAAAGGTAGCCATCGCATCTTCAAAAATGAACATCGTGCAGTGAGGATTATAAAGGATATAAAATATAATATTTCTATAATATATCTGTATTATTTTGTAGTTATACCTTTGATTTTTTTTGATTTATACCTTTGATTTTTTTTTGGTTTATATCTTTGATTTTTTTGGTTTATACCTTTGATTTTTTTTGGTTTATATCTTTGAATTTTTTGGTTTATATCTCTGAAATTTTTTGGTTTATATCTCTGAAATTTTTTTGGTTTATATCTCTCGAAACTATAATTTTAATTCTACAAAAATGTTGATTTCTAAGAACGAAACACCTGTTTTATATATTTATCGTATAACTTTTAAAAACTCAAAACTATTGAATAATCAAGATGCATATATTTCAACAACAACAAACATTAACAAACAAAAGAACGAACATAAACGTGACGTTTTAGATTTTTCCAAAGATACAAAATTTTACAGGTATGTTCGAGAGAATGGCGGATGGAAAAATTGTAGGTTTGAAATTTTGGAGGTATGTACGTCTTTGAACAAAGATACAATAGCAGAAGTGTTTCAGAATTATATTTTAAAATATAAACCGTCATTAAATGAAGATAAACCAAAAGAAACAGCGCAAAATACTGTTTCAAAAGTTACGAATATTAATAAATATGTGTGTATTTGTAAAAAATCATATGCACACAAATCGAGTTATTATAAGCATACAAATACGTGTTTATCATTTCAACATCATAAAGCTCATAAACACGAAGATAATCACACATTAAATGAACTATGTGGTAATACAGAGTCACCTACTAATACAATGAACGATGATGACTATGATTTATCGTCTACCTTACCGACATTTCCATCTTATTCATTAAATGGACCTGAATATAACACAACCAATACAAATAAGAACAACGCACCGAAGGTAAACACTAGAAAGAGTGTGTTTTCAAAGGATAAGATTATGTTAGACGAATATGAGTGTGAAGACAATGATCCAACCAAACTTTTAATAGAACAAAATGAAAAAATAAAAGAATATATCCGGCAAGTTATAACAGTGGTTACAAAACATAAAAAACGAAGCGAAAAATCTCTCGTAAATTCTCTTGTATTTGAATTATTGGATCAAAATAAAACCTTGCAAAAGCAAATTATAGAACTAAGTAAGGAGCGAAATATTGTTGTGAATAATACGAATAATAATCAATTCAATTTGAATTTTTTTCTGAATGAACAATGCAAGGATGCGATCAATATGACTGACTTTGTGAATTCTCTCGAGATCACACTCGATGATTTGACGTATACACGTAATCAAGGACTAGTAGAAGGTATAAGTAAGGTTATGATAGATGGTCTTAAACAAATGGATCTATATAAGAGACCTATACACTGTACAGACCAAAAAAGAGATACGATTTATATTAAAGATAATCATACGTGGGCGAGAGATGAGGGCAATATTCGATTAAAGAAAGCATTTGTCGATATTGCGAATAAGGAATATTTCGCTATAAAAATGTGGATGGATTCGAATCCTGAATGGGAAAGTAATAGTACTCTTCAAGATTTTCATCACAAAATGGTAAAAAATGTATTGCACGAAATAAAAGACGACCCGATAGGCGAAAGAAAAATATTAAAAAATATAGAGAGAGAGACATTTATTGAGAAATAAAAGCGGTTATCCTATATATAATGTTGGCGTTACTTTACATTTTTTACCATTTTCAGAATCACAGTTTAATAATGACGTATTTGGCTTGTATCCTTTCATACGAAGCAAATTTACTAGTTTACTCTTATTAGAATATCCCTTAATCTTCAAGGGTTTAAATTTTGAACCATACACTACATAACAACGTGATTCTAACGGCAACACCATTTTTATAATTGGAATGATTGGAATAATTTGATAATATAATAGTGATTGATATATTATATTATAGTTAGTATAAAGTTAGTTGTGTACGGTAATAAAATTAAAACTTTGTACCGATAACCTCGTTAGCAGCCATAGGTTCGAACGACATCATTCCACCGGGCATAGCTGCGCCGACATTTTGAGCATATGTGCTATTGAAATTTTGGGTTTGCTGAGATGATGCCTGTGAGAGACCATAATCCGCCGTGCCTGTATTACGATTTGTGGATGTTAAAACTGGATTAGGAGGTCCCATACCAGAAGGCATACCTGCAGCGTAAGGCTGAGATAATGGCTGTGTTACTCTAACAGCACCAGCGCCACCGGAATTACCGGCAGATGATGAACCGACGGCGCCGTTATAACTGCTTTCTCCACCGAGAAGCTCGACAGCGCGTTCAACCAAAATCTGAACTTTCTCGCCTAACTTAGTCTTAATACTAAGAAGAATCATTAATATGCCTAAAATTATATTTGTAAAGTTGAATTCGCTATAGCGATACCCGGAATACGTTGGAATGTATGTGATAATTCTATGGACGAAATAAATGAAGATGAACATGTACAATATTTGACCGATAATTTCTGCTAAAATAAGTAATGTTCCCTTGTGATCATCTGGTTCGGGAACATAGGTTCTAACCAGATATAACATTAATATAATAGGTACAAAACCGATCAATGTATATTGAATTATATTCAAGAGAACGCCTTGCTGCTGCTCATCTAACCGGAAGACATGGTCGATAAAGCTACTTCCTCTTTTAGAACTTTCTTTCACAGTTTCTTCGAATGCTTCCATTTGAACAATATTATATATATAGTTGTGAATATTATTATGTTTTCAATTATTCTATTTTCGAAACTAATTAAATAGATTTGATTATAAAATGCATAACAATACATTGTGTTTATTATGTTGAAACGGTTTGCGAAACAGAATAGTATTCCTCAATACAAAGAATGTAGCGACGGAATCAAGTCGTACGATAATAAAGAACCACACGAAGAATACCAATACTTAAATCTGATAAATGATATTATTGTGACGAATCAAATCGTAGAAGGGCGAAACGGATTGACGCTGTCTATATTTGGAAGTGGTATGGTATTCTCATTAGAGAATGGTATAATTCCTATATTAACCACGAAACAACTTGCTTGGAAAACGTGTCTTAAAGAGCTATTATGGTTTATACGAGGTAAAACGGATAATCAACTGCTTCAAGATGTTGGAGTTCATATATGGGATGATAATGCATCGAGAGAATTCCTACAGTCTCGCGGATTAGATCATTATCGAGACGGTGATTTGGGTCCGGTGTATGGACATCAGTGGCGCTATTTTAATGCTAAATATTCGAGCTGTGACGCTGATTATTCCGGTAAAGGGGTAGATCAATTAGCATATATCATTAAATGTTTGAAAGATCCCAAAGAACGAAATTCAAGACGTCTTATTATGTCCGCTTGGAATCCGAGTCAATTAGATGAAATGGCGTTGCCGCCATGTCACGTATTAGCGCAGTTTAATGTGTCGAATACAAATCAATTATCGTGTGCATTATATCAGCGTAGTGGAGATGTTGGTTTAGGCGTACCATTTAATATTGCATCTTATAGTTTTTTAACACATCTATTGGCGAAACACTGTGGTCTTGTAGCATATGAATTTGTATATCATTTAGGAAATGCGCATATCTACGATGACCACGTAAACATATTGAAACAACAATTATTACTCACACCGTACGAATTTCCTAGATTGGAGATTCAATCATTGAAAGAAGACATAAATATGTACGAATTGTCTGATTTTAAGTTATTGGACTATAAAAGTCATCCGCAATTAAAAATGCAAATGCGAAAATAATATAGAAATAATGTGTTTATACACATTATAATATTTGTTAAAAGTTTAGGAATAAGAAGAAGATATGAGTGGTACTGCAGCTTTATCTGCGGCTAGAAAGCGTAGAGCTACGACAACTCCGACCCCAATGAATTCTATGAATACTGGAAATCAGAGTCAATATTATAGTTCTGGAGGTGGTGTTGCGAATAATTCGCGTCAATCGATGCCGCAATCAGGTACATCGGTGGTAGGAGGTGTAGTTCCAGGTGCGAATGTTACAATCGCGCCTCCGCCGAATATGTCTATACACGAGAATATTGCACTTATTCGAGCGCAGATGGCGCAACGGCAGAATATTATAACGACGCAGGGAAGAACAATGCCGCCGGAAAGACTAAAAATGTTACAAAGTCAACAAGAAGTTCAAAACAAGATATTACTGCAAAAAATAGAACTAGCGAGGGTGATGGAAGCTGAGGAATTGAATCAGGCGGATTCGGAAGGTCCACATTTTCCGACACAAACGTATAATGCGAAGTCTGCGCCAGCCACACATACCACCACATCAAAGAGTCCGGCGACTACTAGCGGTTCAAATCGAGTCGAGCCAAAGTTTATATTGGAAAAGGGTGTTCCGAGAATAAATCCTAAATATGTTGAACCGTCTGTGAGTAATACAGGATCTAGTATCAGTCAGTCGAAGGCACAACAACCAGCTGCATTGAATTATAAAAATGAGCAACAGCAACAACAACAACAACAACAGTTGTACTCAAAAGCAACAATGCCTACTGCGACACTTACACCATTTGTGAGTATGATTAGTAGCAATGGTGCTATACCACCTCCAATAGTGATATTAAAAAGTCACGACGAGAAGATTGGAGAACACGATGCAGTATTAAATGATTTATCAAATAGAATGAATTATATGAATAGCCGAATTGACCAGCTAAACGTTAGTTCGAGTATAACGGTGCAGCGTGCATCATCAAGTGCATCAGAACACAATAGCAGCACTGATAGTGGAAAACAAACGAATAACAAGGAAGTTGCCGAGAATGGTCAAGAGGGAGAGGGAGAGGGAGAGGGCGAACCCGTATTACTGATGGAGGAAGTAATTGAAGATTTACTGAATAGTCGAGAATTTATGCACGGAGTTGTGGATAAAATAATGAATGAGACAAATCTAGCAGATGTTATCTATAAGGTTGAACCGATTATAAAAGAGAATCAAGAGTTACGATCGTTGATTCATTCTCAGCAAGAAATGTTGAATAAGATGAATACATTGTTACTCACATTTATGAATGATTATGAACGAACAAAACAAGAACATAACAGTGACCATAGTAATGGAAATGTAGCTAGTGAGAGCAATGTTGACTCTAATGAATATGTGAATGATGAAGGTAATTTTGATTCTAATGGATTATGTGATGATTTTAATGGCGATGAGTCGATGAGATATGATGATAATTATGGTAACGAATCAAATGTAGAGTGTGAAACGTTAACTATTGTAAGTGATAGTATAACACAAGAAGACGTAAGTGTTCATTATGAAACCGTTGAAGATGTGAATGAACAAGCAGAAGCAGATGCAAGCGCCGATGTAGAGGCAAGCGCCGAGGTAGAGGCGGAAGCAAGCACAGATGTGGAAGTAGCGGAGGAAAATGATCAACCTCAGCCAGATACGCAAGAAAGCAACGAACAAACCCATATAGATACAGAAGAGTACGAAGAAGATTCTGCTCCAAGTTTCCCTGATATGGATAGGGTTAAGCTTCTAGTTAGTGAGATCGTAGTATCAGACGAGTGAAACTGTAGTCGACCTGCGAATTATAACATTATGATGTATTCTGCATACATCATAATATTTGAAAAAGATTTAAGTATAATATTCTAAATATTAGTATGTATTCATAATAAAAATGTTAATTATTTCTATATTTGTATTCTGTTTAGTATTATTTCTTTATATTCACGTATATTTTCATTTAAAACAAAGCAATGATTTAGAAGTTTACGAGATTGATCAGCCATCGAAGCAGCGCCTTGAAGAAGTATGTGATATACGACAACCAACAACATTTTATTATTGTAACGATCAATTATTGTATTTAGCATCATATAACTCAATATATAGTAATTATCGTGCATTTGATATTCAGATCCGAGATATTTCAAATTCTATATCATATTTAAACGATAGTCAAATCACAACTGATGTGAATGAATTATATATCCCTATCGCATTAAAGGTTGCGAATGAAGTTTTTAAAAATGATAAAGAATCCAAATATTTAAGCGAAAATAATGCTGAATTCATAGAAGAAACCGGCGTATTAAAACTTTTTCAAGTTAATGACGAATTTCTCAGACCATATATGGTTTCGAATTGTTTCTACGATTTTATGATAGCATCCGCGGGAACACATACACCTCTTCGATATGAGTTAAATTATCGAAATTACTTTTTAGTAACACAAGGTAGAGTTACGATAAGGTTAATACCGCCAAAGTATAGTAAGTATTTGTTTCCGGTGAATGATTATGAGAATTTCGAGTTTATATCACCGGTTAATCCGTGGAAAGTGCAACAAGATTATCAGAATGAATTTGATAAATTAAAGACACTAGATGTTGAACTCACAAGTGGAATGATGCTATATATACCAGCATATTGGTGGTATAGTATAAAGTTTATGGAACCATCTACAAGTGTATGCTCATTTAAATATAGAACATATATGAGCTCGATATCGATTTTACCAAAACTGTGTATGAAAATACTACAGAATCATAATATAAAACGTGAAACAATAAAAAAGCACACATTTATTCCTACTCCAGGTGAAACGGTTATGAAGACTGATAAAGATGATGCAACTCGTGGACCAGAAAAAACACCTCATACATATGAGACAAATGATGGAACAACGGAGATTTCAACATTAAATTATGCACATCAGACTGAACTACCAAAATACGGTGATCAACTACTACCGTCCTCGCTTAGAAGTACAAGTAATCCATTCTCATTAGCAACTATTAGTGAAAATGGACCGAATAATATTGGGTTAAATGAAAATGACCGAGAGAATGTGAATACAATATCTGCAGCACTATCGTCACAGAATACATTAGTCGGAAATGCGATCAATGCATCAAACAATGAACTTAAATCAATAACATCTGAAGTAATTTTAACAAACGATGCGATACAACCTACACCCGTAAAATCAGAGTAATGAAATCACATATTCTCTATAATATTTCTTAATCGTTCTTTCACGTCAGTTATTGATATCGAAATGGGTTGTAAGATATCTTGGAAAATACTTTTAATTCTACTATTTGGAATTAGATCTATAACTATATCTGTAACATAACCTCTACTATTGAAAAAATAAGACGGAAACTTATAATAATAATAGTTAAATCTACCATACGTATATAATGTGATAAACATTAATCCAAGCGACCATACATCGTGATGTTTTTTCATTGTTAGCCATTTATATTTATCGTTATTATCATAATCGTAATTGTTACAAAATTCTGGATGACAATATGGAGTTGTTCCGCCGGTACCAACAGAAACCTCGTTCGTGCCTGATAACCCGTAATCAATTAAAAATATTTCGAACGATTTATAGTTACTATACATATTGAAATCAGCTGATTTCTTTATTAATATATTATCTGGTTTAATATCGCCGTGAACAATATTTTTTAAATGTAGTTGCTCAATAAGACAAACACACTTGAAAAATAATATTATAACAAATCTATCACGTATGTCGTATATACTTATGAATTGATTATATGTGATGTTTTCCCTTACCCAATTATATAACGTATCAGATTGTGCGATATACGGTTGTACACTAAATGATATATTATGTGTTTTATATATTTGTACTAGATGTTCGGAATATGTATTGCACGTATGAGTGATATCTGATCGAGTATCTGCAGATAAACTCCTATTTTCTGAAACAGTTGAGTCCGGAGTGTTGTTTTCATCTTCTGTTTTCTTTTTTGGCTCTTTATTGATATATGTGAAAAATGGTATAATAATATTGAAGTTTGAATACGGACCCTTATTCATCACACGTTTCTCTGAATAAAAACTTACTGGAGAGTCATCAATTCGAATAATAAAATTTTCATAATGATATACACCTAGATGGAAATTGGAGCAATTAGTGAAATATTTTTTCTTTTTATCGAATAATGATTCGTGCATATTATTCGCGATAATAACATACAATAAACGCATCTTTGTTTTAAATATATCGTGGTTTTGTTCTGTGATATATTTATTTGTTTCGCAGCAGTTTCTTAGTTCATTTTCAAATACTTCATCAAGATGTACTTGTTCAATATTTATTTTACGAATAACTAGTTCTCTATTTAACCTGGATATAGTCTTATCTGTGTTGTGTATATCTAATGGTAATTGAAAATAATTAATAGTATATTTATTATGTGAGTGTTCTTGTTTTAAAACCATTTTCATATTTGCATCAGTTTCCGTGTCTGTGTCTTTATCAGTATCAGTATCTGTCGTATCAGTCTCTGTTGTATCAGTCTCTGTTGTATCACTATAAGTTGAATCGCCATACGCGCAATCCTTGTTACTGTTATATTCTTCTATATTCTGACCACTGGGCATTTGTCCTTCGGCTGACGATTTCACTTTATTATCTATAGTGCTCGCGGTAGTGCTCGCGGTAGTAGATATATTATTATTTGCGACTCGTCTATTGTTTCGATATTTAAACCAATTCATATATTTAAGTTTACCTAGTTTTGATTTAATATCTTGGAAAATTGAAGTCATATAATACGCTATTATTATATGATATTATCTATTTATGTTTTGTAAATTATTGTCTATAACTTTATTAGATATTATTGTTACCAAAGGTACTTTCTTGGCAATATGTAACATATAAAAATCCGTCTTTATTTTTATGTTCATCATATAATGGTCCGATAACAGTTGTGATTGGAAATATTTTATTATTTACGAACATAAACAATGCCTTTTCTGCAGGGAATTTAATTCGTTTACGAATAATTTGTTGTAATTGCATCAACGTTAACTCTCTTGGCGTAATATATTTTGATTTATCAATCGGATATTGACCTCTGTCGGATTGTGATGGTTGAATAATAATAGGGACACGATCCGGATATTTCTCTAATATAAGTTGTGATTTTTTCAGTTTGTCGATGTAGTCATTTGATGCAATATTCGCATCAGACGTATTAGTTGTTGCTGCAGGTTTGGTGGAGTACTGTTGCGAAAGCGTTGTATTAATTACTGTATTATTTTCAGTTG